TTTTCTTCAGCTTCAGCAAGAGCGGCTTGACGTGCTTGATCAGCCTTGTAATTATTATCACTAGCATCGATCTTTGCCTGTTCAGCTTTTGCAACTTCTTGTCTTTTTGCTACAAGATCTTCATTAAGTTTTTCGAGCTGTTCATTAACTTGTTCATTTTTTTCATCAAACTCAAGTTCTTTTTGCTCTATTTTATCTTTAGTTTTTCTATAAGCTTCTTCTGTTTCAGTTTTTGGTTTTTTATTTTCGTTTATTTCTTCCTCTACTGTTGGTTTTGCTTTTTCAGATAATGCCTTGCCGAGTCTACCCTTGCCAAAACCACCGACAGCTTTCATACCACCTAAAAAAGCTGCAACACCTGCCAACGCTGCAGCTGCTGCACCAAGACCAGCGAGTAGTTCTGCTAGACCGAGTCCTTTTAATAATTTTGAAAGCCAGCTCTCGTCATCTTTTTTATCATTACCAAATTTTTTACTTTCTAGTAATTTATCAATGCCGTAAACAGCGTTATATAAATCATGTAAGCCGCCCTTACGCTCAAATAATTCGTCTGTAAAATCCTTAAAATTATCAAATAGTAAATTTTCAAGCCATACACGCGTCTCAGGTGGTATGTCAATATTAACTTCGCTTTTATGTCTTGTATCAATCTCTTTTATCTTCTTAAGATTTAAAGCTTCAATAACGCGTACGGGTATGGCTTTCGTGCTAGCATTTACAGCTGTACTAAGTGTAACGGATTTAACACCACCAAAGGCGCTTGACTTATCATCTGTTACTTGTTTTTTTTCTGTCTCAGGTTGCTCTATTGCAGGTGTTGATTGATTTGAACTAACAACGTTTTTTGTAAATTCTTTTAAATAAGCTATTACCTCGCCGAATTTTTGACTTATTATATTTTCGTATTGTGAAATATTATTACGGTCTTCACCAATGATATCTTTTAATACCTTAGCAAGTGTAGCTGCTTGCGTTTTTTGCTGAGCTTCTAATTTATTGCCGAGGTCAATTACAGGTCTACCCAAGACATCTTGTAATTGCTCTATTGTAATATCTGCCATAAAGATTATTTAATCTTTAGACAATGGTTACTATTTGTTAGACACTGAAGAAGCTACTATCTACCTCAACAGAAACATCGTTAAGTGTACTAAATTTATTCTCAAACACTCTATATGTTTTAATAAAATCTAAAATCTTATTAGTAGCAGTAGATGGTAGCTTTTCTGTAATAGCAATTTTATTATCCGTGCTTAGATTTGCAAATACCACGTTTTGCTCACCATCATCGGTTTTAAATGTTACTGAATGTATAAATTTTACTATTTCGTGTACGAATAGTTCACCGATTTGAGTCTTAACATCGCGATCTGATACGTTTTTTAACTTTGCAATAGTAGCAAGATTAATATCATTATCAGTACCTAATGTAGGTGCTTCAAGATTAACAGTTAATCCCTGTGTATCAGTTGTTGATTTTAATATAGTCGAATCAATAGCTGTTGATTGTATTTGAGTAATTAAATCGTTAAGATTAATTGAATTATACACAGAGCTCAATCCTGCTGAGCGTAAGGCAATAGCGATTGATAGTCTGTCAATAATCAGTAGTTTACTAGCATCGATATAATCGATTGCGTTTTCTTTAATAATACTAAAAAATTTAGTTGTGAAGGAAAGACGTGTGAGTGTATCATCAATTGATGACTTTAAGAGATCTTTTTGTTGCTTAAGATTAAGGTTCTTAAAACGAACGGCTTTTTTGAGCGAGGGGATATATACATTAACGCCAGAAGCTTCATTTAGCTTTTCAAGTTGTTTAAGAATATCTGTTACATTTTCACTCATATTAATTATATAATTAAGGTTGTAGCGGATTCAAGGTCTTACTGCTTTTACGGGCTTTTTCTTCTTCTCGCTTTTCTTCTTTAAAAAGATTAATATATATGTTAAGCTCTGCAGGTGTAACTTCTCGTATTAATTCGTAACTAAGGTTTAATCGATTTATTAAAAAATACTCCAGCTCATATAAAGAGAGCAAATTTCGCCTGAAACAAATTTTAAGAAAATCAATAATTGAATTAGAAAATAAATTTAAAGGCATTTCAACTGTCTTATTACTGGCAAATGGCGATCGTATGTCAAGTAGTTTTATACCGGACATATATTCATTAAAAGTAGTTAGATAATTTTTAATATCTCTTAAAACTACTGCCGGTAAATGATCTATAATCTGTTCTCGGGTCTTCGTAACATCTGTACCGTTTAATATTATTTTCTTAAAAACAGTATTAAGCATGCCCAACTCTACTGTACTCATTTGTAGGATACTTGGCATTCCTAACTCAATTACTAGATCTCCATTGTTAAATGTTTTTGTAGTACCATATACTTCATCAGGTAACTGTAATGTTTGGAGCTTGTCAATAATATCTGTTAACTTAACAGTGAAGTTAAAATTATTTTTTGTCTCCGGACATGTACCAGTTAATTCTAATTCCGGAGATATACATACAAGTCTTATGGTGAGCAAGATAATAAGCTTATCTAAGAATGAATATGTTTTTACATCATTGTCTACAGAACATAAATCAGCTAGAAGTGAGTCAAAGAAATCTATAATGACATTATCATTGTCATTGGTAATAGACTTAACTAAATGCTTATACCTACTGAACTGTAGTTCTTTAATTTGTACTGTCTTTTTCTGTCCTGGTAGGTAGACTGTATATACAAACTGTCTCACAAGGATTACTTAAGACATGTGACTGAGAAACTCAATGCTAGATAGGTGAGCTGTATCCTTTGAAAATACTTGGATTACCTATCTGCGGTACACCGTTCTGAGCAAAGTTATTAATAAGCTCAGTAATCGGTAGATACAGATTATTTGTTACGGTGTAATTAGAGTATGTCCAACGGGTATTAAAGACTGTCATTTTTTCCTCTGTATATTCGAGTGTTTCTTCATTAACCGTAAATGGTACGCAATTATAAAAATTCCAAATCTTACGCGGGATCATTGATACACCAGCTCTAGAGCGAGTATATTGCATGACGTGCATATTTACCTTCATATTTTTAACACTCTGGGTAATATCATTTGGATCTCTTGCTACTAAGCCAAAATGAGCTGCAAGAATAACCCAAGGGCGAATTACAAAATCAATAAACGATGTATTTGTTTCTCTAAAGCCAATATCCAAAACAGGAGCTTCGTGATTTCTACCACCTCCAAGTACACCTGGTAGGAAGCCTCTATTGTTATCAACCGCTGCACTCTCTACATTCCATGCTTCATTAGGTATTGTAATATTGTTTGCAAACAAACAACCAATAACTTTATTAAGCGGGTATGATGTTAGTATATTTTTAGCACTATCAATATCAAACCCGCTTCTAGCGCCATCAATTCTTTCTAATCCTTGTATTATAGATGTTGTTAATCCTTGTGGATAGCTTTCAATAAGAATCATCCATTGTGTAGACATCGGAATCGTGGTAAACCACGATTCCATTTGTGTCAGAAAATAGTCCCTTGTACTAATTATAGGTACTGCAGGTAGATTTAACCCAAAAAGCTGAGAGATTTGAGGTGCAAAAAGAGGGTTAGCACCGGTACCAATACCGATAAGATTTTGACCTAAGCTATCGAGTGCACTACTAAACGGATCATTCACCTAATTATTTAGCTTAGGCAACTACTTCTTTAGGGAGATGTACGCGTGAAGTAGTGATATGCCATTGTAGCAGTAAAGTCAATAGTTTGACCTGTACCGCCGGCAATATTATAATTGAGAGCACCGACACTACGTGGCGATACACCGATAAGATTGTATGTAGCAACGCGATTTAATTGATTGTCGAGCTGAGCAAGGTTGATAACTGATGTCTGCTTAGGCATGAAGTAATCACCTGTGCTATTAGCATCATCAAATGTATAGCGTGACCAGTCTTCAAACTTCTGTCTAATCTTTGATTGTGCATCAGCATAAAATGTCATGCTATAAGCTTCAGAGCCTGGATAAGTTGCGTTACCTGGAAGATTAAAATTAAGGCCCATGTATGGTACCGGTACGTTTGTTATTGCTCTTTCAGGTAGAATCGCTGTCTTTACATATACAAGATCTGTATCATTAAAATCTAGCGTTGTACCAGCGGCGTTTGTTGCGCCGCCAGTGGTGATTGATAATACGCGGAAGCTAAAGTCACGTGCAAAGTCACGTGAAGCTGCTTCACTGTAGAATGTGCTAATCAACTGATTTGTATCTGCCATAAAAATATTTATTCTCCGATCTTTATTTTATTCCATTTTTGTTTATTTTAATTAACCTATAATTTCAGCGAAGTTTTGATTTGTTCTTGTAGCGTAGAAGTTAACTAAGATAAACTCAGCTGTTCTTGTTGGCTTCAAGTAGATATCAATTACAAGTGAGTTGTCATCAATTATTGAAGGTGTATTGTTACGTTCATCACAAATGATCAAGTAGTCATATAATCCACTTGTATTCTTTGCATTATCAAAGATTGGTGTTAGAACGTTTAGAACTCGTGTTCTTGTAAATAGTGTATTAGGCTCAAATACAAAATTTCTCGCAACAGCATTAGTCTGATTTTCAAGTGTTAAGAATAATCTACGTACATTAATACGATCAAATGCACTTGGAATCTTAGACATTGTCTTTTGCCCATAGATAACATAACCTTCATTTGGGAAGAATGCTACAGGGTTGAGTGAGATGTTATATAGCTGGTCGCGCTGCTTTTGATTTGGATAAATCGCAAGATCCACTACACCTGCAACAACGCCACGTGTAAAACCTGCTGGTGCAAACCAAGGTTGGAAATTTGAATCTGTACTAGCCATTGCTGCTGCAGCAAATCCTGAGAATGGTACCCAAATATTTCTACTTGAGGATTGATCAGGTACCTGAACCGCATTTGCGTATGAAACAGTATAACTATTATTAATAGGTGCCATTAGATTGTACAATGGCCAGAAAATATTTGTTGAGAAGTTAGTATTAGGGTCTACAAGTGTCTTAATACCATTCTGTACAAAGATATTTGTTAATGGGTCGGCAATAAAGACATGATCTTTACGTTGTTGTGAAGCAAAGCTTACAAATTGTTGAGCTACTGCTTGATAGTTTGTTGCAATAATTGCATTTATACCGCTTCCGTCTTGAGCTGTAAGGTTTGTAAAGTCAGTCGTACTATACGGTACACTGTCATCGAAATAGCCTGATGTTGCAGGGTTAAATGTATTTGAATATACAGTACCAAGACCTGCTTCAACTACGATTGAGAGAGGATATAGATCGGGATTTGCAATATTGCTTAACATGGTATTAACCTTTGTCGGTACATTACCAATTACTTTAGTTGTTACATTTTCAATTGCATAGTCACCGAGAGCAAAGAGCTGACTTGTTGAACCGTAGGCACTTAGAAGATTAGCATATGTTGCAGATGTTGCACCGGTACGTGTTGCAAAGGTATCTACACCGGTTATACCACCTGTAATCGTATCAAACGGAAGTGGTATAGAACGTGGTGTACTCAAGAAACGTACGTTCTTGTTTGGAATACCACTAAGATTAAGCCATGTAGTGGTATTCTTGTTAGAAATATATGGATTAACAATAGTAATAATACTGTTTGAATTATTATCGACTGTATCGAGATAATAACTTACTGCAGGTCCGCCGTTAGGATTATTAATCTGACGATAATAATCGAGAGATGCGTTATACCCTTCCTGAAGAACATAATCAAGCTGGATTGTATCAGGTGAAAATACGGATTGGCGAAGTTTAAATACACCAATGTTAATTGTGTCATTGAACGCATTACCCGAAGTA